CATCAAGATCACGCACAGCCGGTAAGGCCAGGTCAATCTTGTCTATGTTGCTGTCTATCTCTACAATAGCGGCACGAGTTTGTTCTACAGTGAGAACTGGGGTGTTGGATTCTTCAACTGTTTCCAGTTGGTCAAACTGAAAAAGCTCCTCTAATCGTTTTGTCATACCCTATTTACCGCGTTTTTTGCCACCTTGGTGAAATATATCGTCCTCTGTCACTACGCGAAAACGCAGGCCTTGTGCCTGAGCCCATTTGGTCGCTGCATGCCATTTGCAGTAGTTGACTGCTACGATAGCTCGATCACGGTCATTCATTTTGCTTTCAAGCAGGCTTTGTTTCTTGGGTTTGATTTCTATCAGTTCAGCCACAGTGGTGTTGTTTGGACCGCGATAAGTGACCAGGAAGTCTGGCACATAGTTGGTCATCTTGCCAGTTAAGGGATGTTTATAAGGAATCCTGATGCTTTCGCTGGCCCACTGTAGCACATTGGTGTTGCTGTCCAGGAACATCATGAAAGTCATTTCCCACCCGGATCTATATTTTATATTGCCATTACCCACGTACTTCTGTGGATTTTGTGGAGTATATATGCCTTGTCTAAAGTTGGCCATAGCGGACCTTATATACGGATGTTGTGTGCCACGTAAAAGTTTGGCTGTGTGGCAACATTTATTCCCAGCAAGGTACTGTTGCTTCTAGTAGCGTTGATATAATAGGACAAAGATGCTGTCAAGTCTAGGCCAGTTTGTCCTTGTATCTGTTGTAATAATGTCAGCACTGGAACGTTGCTTAGTCCGGCTACTCTAAACAAGGTAACTGTAAAATTGCCGGCTGCTTCGCCTGTGCCAAATACACTTTGAAAATAGCTAAGAACAGCATCATAGGCATCCACTGGCACGTTGATTTCATAGCCGTAGAATCTATCAAATATTTTTACTGAAAGATCAGTTTTGGGATCAGAATAATTTACGGTGCCCACGGATTATCCTATCTAAGTCCTAGCTGAGTTCTAATGGTTGGTATACCAACAGTAGAAACTTTTGGTGCATTTGGAAAAAACTGTGAATTGCCAGTGTTTATTGCTTGTCTCACACTACCCGGCAATCCTTGTTGTAGTACGCTCTTGACACCGGCTTGAACTTCGGCTTTTGCAATCTGTCCAAGATTTGAATTTTTAAATGTGTTATAAGCTGTGCCAGCTGTTTGTACCGCACCTAACACATTTTGTAAACCACCACGACCACTTGCCAATGCTTGTAAATCTTCCACACCACCTGCAAAAGCATCAATGAGTCCACCTTGGCCAAAAACCGAGTTGGTTCCGCCTGGCCTTGACAACCCACTCTTGGTTGTATCGTAATGAGCTGGATCAGCAAATCCTGGTACACTGGTACTGGATTGAGCCCCACCAATTGCACCACTCATATATTTGACAGTTTCATAAACCACGGTCAGGGTATGACTCATGGTTCCGTTACCTTGGCTGTAATCGTACTGATCACTTTTCCAATCAGTAATGATTGGGTTGATCAAGGTGTAGCTGGCATAGCGTTTTTGTGCCAGACCGTAAATGGTTATGTCATTGAAGAATCTAGGTTTACCCTTGTTGTTTCCTGTGGCTGTTCCTGGGCTACTATCTGCGTAGCCTTCGCCAATGTATCCCCAGTCGGTGTTTTGTCTGCCACTGTAGGTATCGGAGGTGTTGTATCCAAACCCGTTTTGCATGACAGCATTTTTACCAGATGTTCCTGCTTGAGCTGGCACATTGTTATAACCGTAACTACTGTCTTTGTAATAATAGGTATAGTAGTTGTACCAGAGATTTCGTATAAGATCACTTTGATCATCATGCAAGGTGATAGTAACTGGTTGATAATTTATTTTAGTTTGTACGATTCTTTTACGATTGTATTGATTAAGTGTGTCATGGGTGATCTGATAGCTGGGCAGGTCTGTAGTCTTGACCATGAGCCCTATGCTGGCAAGATCGTTATTTTGGAATGCTCCGGCCAGTGCTGGAATCTGTCCTATGTTCACATTGAAAAAACAATGGAATAAGAACTTGGTTCTAGGAGTAAGTTCGTAGTTGTTGCTTCTAAAGGTCTTACTAGCGTGGGTATAATCTCGTAGCCCGTTGACTCCAAAAAATCCCTGAAGTATATTCTCGCCAAACGAGCTAAGATTCATAACAGTTTAATATTATCCTTGTGCTACACCAACGCCAGTGGCTACACCACCACCAAGGCCTCTACCGATTACTTGTCCGGTACCGCCAACACCGCCACCACCGCCACCAGCTGGGTTTTGTAGGGCATTGTCAAATCTAATGGTCAGCGCAAGTTGCATGGCTTCGTTGGTGCCATAATTAGCATCTCCGTAGTTGACACCTTGTAGGTAACAACCATAAATTTCCCAGGTTTCTAAGGCAATTGGTTTACTATTACCGTTACCTCCGTCAAGAACTTCAAATACAGTGGTAAATTTATAATCATTACCGGCACTGGCTGAACTCATTTCAGCAAAGTCCAATTGTTTCTGTAGTTGTTCGCCAACCAACTTGCTAACATTTCCGCCCGCATCATCACGGACATTGCAGGTGATATCAGCCCAGCTATATTTTCCAGCCAGTTTGATTGTGCTGTTATAGATAGGAAGATCAATGTTTTCAAAGGTCACATTTGGACGAGTAAAATCCACAACCTGCTTGGTCAATTCTAATACGTCGCCGCCTGCTCCAAAATTTTGTAAACTCACTCTGAAGCGATACTTCAGTTTGGGCATTAACAAGCCTTGGTTGCTGCTGCTTTGATCGCTTGCCAGCGGCACGGTCATTTTTGTTAGCGATGATGTAGCCATTTTCGTTTAATCTCCTATTGTACTTTTATTTATGGCAATGAGCCGGGACAAAATTTTAGCTATTTTGTCCTGATTCATTATACTGTTGCGCCAATGGTTCCTGTGTTTTGAATACGTACTGGTATGTATATAAACTCAACAGCTTTAACTGGCTCAATTGCGATGTCAACCCATAATTCGTTAGCATCGATTCTAGCCGGTGTGTTGTTTGAAAGATCACATACTACCAAGTAATCATAGATACCACGTTTAGCTACCAAGTCAATCATCAAGTTAGTGATACTGTTAGTGATCTGATTGCGTGTGATTGTATCGTTTGGTTCAAACAAATATGTTTTACCAATTGCAGCCAATCTAGCACGCAAGAACGCTACTAAGCGAGCTACGTTGATACGATCAAGTGCAGTTGCAGTACCTTGTAGGGTATGATTACCAAAGTTAGTGATACCGACACCTGGAATAAAGGTAATTGGATTGACATCGTTTTGATACAACACATCACGTAGGCCTTGATTTACCCCTAACGGAACAAATTCACCAGTCTGTGCATTTAGATAACCAATCTGTGTGGCATTGTCAATTACACCGCGGCGTGTGCCGGCCGGTGCCAACCATGGATAGGCCACTTCGTCACTGCGTATAATTGTACGCAACATCATGTGGCTTGGTGCTGTTACTACCAGGTTACCACTAAGGTCATTAGTAGTACAGCTTGGATAGAACGCAGCCGCATAAGCATCACCAGCGTTTAGATTACCGTCAGCTGTGATCACACCCAGACCGTTGTTGTTGGTTGCCCAAGTTACAACTTCTTCTGGTGTCAATCGTAACGGAGTATCAACTACTACAAAAGCAGTTTCTCCGCGATCAGCATTGAGTAAAGCCAAGTTAGGTGCCAACTCAGGATACTGTGGACAGGCAATCAGGTTGAACTGATTCTGTTCTTCTCTGATTGTGGTGTTGGTATCAATACCAGCACGTAAGGCCTGATTGATAATGGCTCGTTGTGCCTGACGACCCATGAATGGGCTACCATCAGCTCTGTTGCCACTGGCTGTTAACCAAGTGTTGGTAACAGTGATCGGTGTCCAATAAGCATTAGTGCCAGGATTTTGGCCGGTGTTTGCTGTCAAACAGATATATTCTATACCGCTATCAGTTACCAAAGCACCGACGCTGTAGGCAGTGCTACTTAACCAATTGTATGCTGGATAGTCAGTAGTGTTGAAATAATTACTCTGGAATGTCTTGACATTGAATCCACTACGACGAGTGTTCCATAACAAAATACCTTCTGGATATAGACTTGGACTCGGTGCGTCTGGATCCAGGTAGTCACTGACTAACAGGCTAGTGATAGTTGGCAATGGATCACTTACAGGATCTGTAGTTCCGTTTGGTGCCCATCTAGCATCAGCAAACAACGCACCACTTTGTGTGGTTTGATTGCTATTGTCAATCTGTACCCATTGATCAGTTCCATCAACATTTTCCCAACGATTGATTACCGGATATAATTCAAGATTGCTTGTGTCAATCCATAAATCACCGTACACTAACGGACTTAGTGCTGTGTTGTTCTGTGTAGTTGGTGCACTGGCAGCAATGATTGGACCACTAGCATTGGTGTCGCTAAGGTTGTAACCGCGGATATCATTGTCCACGTTTTGGTAACCTTGCCATCTGCCACCATCTTGAATCATGATATCCACTTGTGTTGGATCGCTGTAGTACCAGTAAGTACCGTTGTTAGGATTTTGATCTGGAGCAGTTGGGCTAGTTGTATAGCTAAATGTTGGATAGCTTACCCAGTTGCTGAGAACTAGCGTACCAGTATCAGTTACATTCAATGCATGCAAGCCTCTAATATTTTGACCTGTAGCAAAGCCTGCATCAGTTACGGCACTGTCACCAGCAGAATCAGCAAGTTGAATATCGCCACCTTGGCTGTGTGTAAACACCACGTAACCCGAACTATCAAGGGTAGCACTCACATACGGAACGCCTGCGGCACTGACTGCGGAAATAAATGCTTCTACATCAGTACCAATTACTTCTGCTGTGGCTGTATTAAGTGTAGCACTTCCGGATTCGGTGGCACTGATTGTAAAAGTATCACCGCTAGTAAACACTACATCTGTGGCAACAATAGAACCAGTCACATTGGTAGAACCTAAGATATAGCGTTCCCAGATCATGAATGCGCCAGTGCCATCTCCGTACGGGTCAACTTGAGCATAGGTGGAGCCAACAGGAATAGTAGCGCCACCACCGGATGGATCTAGTGCATATAACGCGGCAGCATCACTAGTGTATACTGGACAATTTTGTTGTATAAATGTACCTAGTGTTGCATTGTATTTCTTGACTACCAAATTGGTACCCAAGTTTACATTGTTTGTTTTTTGCCATACAGAACCAGTTGGGAATGGAATTGTGCTTGTGCTATTCCAACGTGGGTTTTGATAGCTTGGGCTTGCCTGATATTCAGGAGTTCCGTAAACACCTTTGGCAATACCCAATGTGGTTAATGGAGTACCTGTACCGTTAGTGATACTAACACTACCAAACCATTTAATAGTACCAGCACTGATGCTACCAGTAGCGGTAGTTGCAAAACTAACTGTGGTGTTGCTACAAGCAACTACGTCAAATGTGCCGTCGTATGTGCCTAAGGTTGTACCTGTAACAGTAATAGTACTGCCTACTGGATAAGGATTAGGTACAGCGTTTCCTGCATTGGTAAATGTCAAAGTAGCAAGTCCACCTGCTACGTTTGCACCACTTGTAACACTACCAGTATAACCGGTTGAAGTACTGTCTGCATAGATAAACAATGCACCACCAATTGCAGCAGAATAAACACCGTCAATTGCGGCTGTATTAATTGCTGCGGATAAACCAGCTGGGGTATTATTAGTTGATGCTGGAACTGTAACTGTGCTGGTGTTATTAATAACGATTGTATTGGTGGCAATCAATGATACTGGTGCCAGGGTGCCACTGACTGTGGGCCATGCAGTTTTCCAATCATCGCTACCAACTGCTACCCAAGTGTTATATAACTCACCCAATGGGGTTGAGCTGGTTTGTGTAGTGGTTGGACCGCCACGCTTGTAGTATTCAGGATTTTGTAGTGCGCCTGCAACATTGGCTGTTTGAACTCCAGCACCAACTACAGTATAGTCACCAATGCTGCCATAACTTTGTAGTGGCATTGTTTGGCCAGTTACCAAATTGGCTGTGCTGGTAATAACACTAGGAATCTTGTTGCTGAATGCACCGGTAGTTAGGTTCCACTCAAAAATTCCCCATGAACTATTGATTGAATCTAACCAGTATGTGTTGTTGTTTGGAGCACCCAACGGTCTAGTTAAACTAGCAGTAAGAGCAGCCAGGTCAATATCAACACGCTGTATATAACATTGGTTGGTAATACCCAATGCGCTGTAAGCGGCCAATAAGCCATATTCATTAAGCTCGTATCCGTTGATCGGAGTACCAGCTGTAGTATTGTAAAAGAACGGAACACCAAAGGTGTTGAGCAAGTCTCGCTGACTTGTCATTAAATAAGTTTTGTTTGCATTAGCAGCCAGTGTGCCCGAAGCTACACCAACTCCAGCGCCAGAAACTTTGTTCTGAGCTGTTGCCAACAAAATAAACGGTACCGAATTGGTAGCGCCTGGGATATAATTGCTTTGATCAATTATAGTAACTTGTACACCGGGGGATATTAGAGCCATATCAAAATCCTTTTTTCTAGTATAGATATTTATGGCCGATGTCAAAAACAACGTCTGTTGCCTGCCCTTTGGAAAGGTTTAATGTAAATACAACATGAAAAGACCGTTATGTTTGGTGTGTAAGCAGAGATTTTGTGCTGTAAATTACTATCGTGATGAACAGGCGCACTATCGTAGTCGATGCGAACACTGCATCAAGAAAAATCAACGGATCAAACCGCCAATAGCTCGATGGCAAACTGCAGGCTACAAGAAAAAACCCACCTGTGATAGATGTGGGTTCAAGTCTAAATATGCCGCACAGCTATTGGTGTATCATGTGGATGGCGACATGAACAATGTTGCTGTGCGTAATTTAAAAACTGTGTGTCAGAATTGTGTTATTGAAGTTGCTAAATCTACTCTGCCTTGGCGCCAGGGAGATCTTGAACCAGACATGTGATCTGTCTATATAACGCATCCAGGCTTGAATTGTTTTCAATCACAGCATCAAACTCAGTGCCAATCCAGGCAGTTTCGCTGGCATGTATATTGAATTTTTCCAAGGAAATTCGACTACGTCTCCAGGTGATATTTTTTTGCCCTTCGTTTACAGCCAAAGCTAGTGGGTACCATTCAGGATCAGGTCCACGGACCACACGGACCACACGTCCACCGGCCGACTTGATCGAAGCAATTTCGTTAGGGAATCTACAGTCGCTTATGACCACATCATCGGTTATTTTACGCAATTTGTTTTCTAGGCTGGCAATCCAGATATCATCGTGGAAGCTACGTCTGGCAACTTCAGTTCCCCAGAACTGTAACACCCATCTGGGTGTTATCGCCATGCCCAAGCGATTGCTCCACCACTCATCCGGTTGTTCTCGCCAGGCACGGCTCTGTTTGGTACGTCCTTCTAACAGTTCACGATCCCAACCAAACACATGGGCTACAGCATCTTTCAAGGTGTTGGCAAAACTTTCACGTTTAAACTCATGTATGTTTACCAGATAATCTGCTATAGTGTCTTTGCCAGCGCCGATCAAGCCACAGATGCCAAGAATCATGCCATTTCCCTTATGTTGAAGTGTTGTAAAGTTGTTTGTAATAGTGCAATTTGTCTGCGGCAGTCTTCCAGTGCATGATGACTGGTAGCA